AGTAATAATCCATGACATGGCAAAAAAGAAGTTAGAACAAGAATTGACAGAGCAAGCGCAACCAGAACAGCACACCAACGGCACTATCAAGCATGATTTTAAAAAGATTGCAGAGATAATGTTTTGGACACCAGCAAAGGGTGAGAGCTATGAGAAATTGTTTATGCGGATGGGCAAATCAATGTACGATTTACCTCACCATGAAATAGTTGATATAGTGCACGCTGGAGGGCTTCAACAGTGGGCTGAGACGCTGAGGGTTGATTCGCAAAAAGAATTATATGAGAGGCTTTTTAATGCTATGCGTCGAACGATTGTTGACCCGGCTTTTCAGGACAGGAAGAAGATGGAGGAGTTTCCTCCGCTAACCAACTTCTATTATCTGGCGCAAGCACTTGACAGGAGGGGCAAACAACACACCGAAGCCGAAAGCATATCAGAAGTCACGTGGGATACAATTTTAGCACGTAAATTCTTGGATGAGAGGGTAGCCAAAATGTTTGGAAATGAACCTGACAAGCAAAAATTCAAGGAGGCGAGCGAAAAAGCAAAAGCTATTTGGGGATTTTCAGATAAAGATATTGATGCTCTAAGATATTTCGTTTGTCAATCCCGGCACGAAAACCACAACCCATCAATGAACAAGTCGATATACTTGTGGGGAGCGGAAAAACAAACAGGCAAGACAACCATTGCAAGAGCAATTGTAACTATCCTCAACGGTGATAAGTTCGATAATTTCGGGAGGTACGAAAGCAGTCTAAAAGCTGAATTGCAGTATAACGACCATGAATTGCCTTTGTCGGCTTATTGTAATGCTGTGTTATTAGATGAAGCAATGCCGAAAGATGCGAGCAAAACATACGGAGGTGTGAAGCAGGCGTTAACATCGGACACAACAAGGTACAACCAGAAATACAAGTCTATTAAGACAATACCTGTTAAGCGTTACTATTTTTGCACGTCGAATGAACCAGCAACGGATTTTATTCAGGACAAAAACGAGCGTCGATTTTATGTTATCGAAATGAATAAAAAGCCTAAGCAAATATCATTCAATGAAATTTATTCTATATGGAAAGATTTTTGTATAAATGCAGAACCCGAAGAGGATTGGCAGGAGTGGTACAACTCATTTGATTTTGCGGACGGTGCAGGAACAAGGGATATGAATGAGGTTATAAATGAGTTGATTTTGCGCAGGGAGGAGTTCTTTCCTGACGGCAAAACATATGTTACACCCGTTCAAATTGCACGGTTAATCTATAAGAATGAGCCGTCAATCAGTCAGAAGCAAGCGGTAAGGTCGGCGATGGAAGAGATATTTAATGATTTCAGGGTGGCGAGCAATCCATCAAATTACAGGACATCTGACTGTTATTCAAAGGCTTTAGAATTATACAATGAGCTGAGCTTAGAGGATAAGCAGAGCGGGAAAATAGCGGAGGAGGTGGAGAATGATTTACCATTTTAAGAGGAGCAGTACAATAATAGAAGTAATTTAAAAAAAAGAATAAATATTATGAAACGAAAAGGTAATACAGAAAAAACAAAGGAAGCCTATATAACATCAAATTTTAATATATCTTATAACGGTTCACGGCTTGGCGAGGTTGTGGACTTTTAAAAACTATCGCTAAAATTAATTATAAAACTTAATAAATACAACAAATGACAAAAGTAGTACAAAACGGCAATATTGCCAAACCGAAGTTAGCGGATAGCCGTTCTTTCAGAATTGGTGATATTGTTTACCACCGTTCAGTTTACGAACACAAAGAGCCATTAAAAGTGGTTGGAATTACAGAAGATAAATTGCTTTTAGAAGGTGATTATTCTGGCGGAACTCACAATGTATGTCAGCGTGATTGGTTGCCAATTAAAGGTACATCAAGAATATATAACCACGCTTTCAAATTAAAAGCTCGCAAAGATGCTATTGATATTGAAATATTAGCAATCCAGTGTGCAGGAAGTCAAGATAACACTTACAAAGCAATGATGGATATGGTTCATGCTGTAATGGTTCTCACTTCTGATGTATCACTTAATCCTGAATTTTGAGCGGTATCCTTACGGTTTCCGCTAACACCGATATATGCGAACAAATCACAAAGTATAAAACAATTAACACTATTTTAATATGATTTACCATTTTAAAAGTAGGATAATATGAAATTTGAACAATTAGGAAATATAAAACTGTACAACGGCAATTGTATGGAGGTGATGAAGACATTTAAGGATAAGCAGTTTTCGTTAGCCATAGTTGATCCGCCTTACGAGAATAATGATGCAATAGGGCTAAAAGATAACACAGGGGTAAAAAAACAAGCAAGTAAACGGACCAAATACAAGGTATTTAAAAACATTGCGCCAACGCCAGAATATTGGGAAGAACTTAAAAGAGTAAGTAAAAATCAAATTGTTTGGGGCGGAAATTATTTTGGCTTAAAAGGTGGCGTTATAGCATGGAACAAGAACGGAACAGCCTTTGGTGAGGGGGAAATAGCTATTTGTTCAACACACAATTCGGTAAGATTTTATGAATTTACATGGAATGGCATGATTCAAGGGAATATGAAAAATAAAGAGATTAGATTGCACCCAACTCAAAAACCCGTCCAACTCTACAAATGGCTACTCCAAAATTACGCAAAAGATGGCGACACCATTTTAGACACTCACTTCGGAAGCCTATCAATTGGGATAGCTTGTCACGATATGAAGTTTGACTTAACAGCTATTGAGTTGGATAAAGATTATTACGAGATGGCAAAGAAAAGGTTAATCAACCATCAAAAACAATTAACACTATTTTAAGAATGATTTACCATTTTAAAAGGAGGATAATATGAAATTTGAACAATTCGGAAACATAAAGCTGTGCAATGCAGATTGTATGGAGGTGATGAAAACTTTTAAAGATAAGCAGTTCGATTTGGCGATAGTAGATCCGCCGTATGGGGTTGACATAAATTCAAGTGGTACACATTTCAAAGAGAAATATGAAATAAAAGACTGGGATAAAGCCACACCGAATGACGAATATTTCAAAGAACTAAAAAGAGTATCTAAAAATCAAATCATTTGGGGTGGGAATTATTTTTTAGACAGATTAGGGAATTGCAAATGTTTTATTATTTGGGATAAAAAAATAGCTGAAGGTATGAGTTTTGCAATGTGCGAAATGGCTTGGACTTCTTTTAAAAATGGTGCACAGATTTATAATAGAACTGCAACCCAATTAAACAGAATCCACCCAACCCAAAAACCCGTCCAACTCTATAAATGGCTACTCCAAAATTACGCTAAAGAGGGCGACACCATTTTAGATACTCATTTCGGAAGCCTATCAATCGGGATAGCTTGTCACGATTTAGGTTTTGATTTAACAGCCATTGAGTTAGATAAAGATTATTACGAGATGGCAAAAAAGAGATTGATTAACCATCAGAAACAATTAACACTATTTTAAAATGATTGATTTAAGAAACGGAGATTGTTTGGAACTGATGCAGGATATACCTGATAAAAGCATTGATGCTATTATTGCAGATTTGCCTTATGGAACAACAGCTTGTAAATGGGACAGTATATTGCCATTAGATAAATTATGGAATGAATACAAGCGTGTTTTAAAGCCAAATGGAGTAATAGTTTTAACAGGGAGTGAGCCATTTACAAGTATATTGATAACGTCAAATTTGTATGATTTTAAGTATAATTGGATTTGGAAAAAATCAAAAGCAACAGGTTTTTTTGATGCTAAAAAAAGACCCTTAAATGATTACGAAACAATAAGCGTTTTTTATTCTAAAACACCTACTTATAACCCGCAAATGAGAAAGGCGGACAAAATATATAAGCGTGGATTTGTAAAAAGAAAAAAATCAGATTGCTATGGAAATGAAAAAGATTTTATTCAAGTAGATAGCGGATACAGATACCCGAAAAGAATAATTGAAATTGGAAATGCTGATACACGTGGAATATTACACCCAACTCAAAAACCCGTTGAACTTATGGAGTACTTAATCAAAACTTACACCAACGAAAACGAAATAGTATTGGACAACACAATGGGAAGCGGAACAACAGGAGTGGCTTGTGTAAACACCAACAGGAGCTTTGTCGGAATAGAAATGGATGATAAATATTTTGAAATAGCAGAGAAAAGAATAAATGATGCAATAACGCACAAACAACTAACACTATTTTAAAATGATTTACCATTTTAGCGCAAAATTCAACAATGACCCTCTCACCTATCACAGTGAGTTTGACAGCATTTATGAGCCTGATAGGATAAATGATGCAGTCAAAGATAAGATATTAAGGCAGGCGAAAAACGAGCTACTCAACAAGATGAGGGGTGATTGGCAGAAGGAGGACAAAGATATAATAATGTATCAGGTTTATACGCATAACCGACCGCTTGATTTGAAATTTAAAAACAAAGCAAATGAAGTGAGAGGGGGCGACGGTAGTGAGATAATGATTTTTGAGTATAAGAAAAAGTAGTAAAGTAATAATTAAAAAAATTATGAGAACAGTAGAAGAAAAAGCGAAAGAATACAGCAATTCAGAAGGACTTTACAACGAACACGGAGAGATATTGCTATACATGGGATATTTAGCAGGTTACAAAGAAGTAATAAGGTGGAGAGACCCTAAAGAGGAGTTACCGAATATTGACGAATCTGTTATTGTGAAATACAGAACTGCAAAAAATGTAGAAAAATACGGAATAGGAAAGTATTTTAATTTAGGAATCGGAAACCCTTGGACTATCGAGGGTTCGACAAGTAGAGCGGTTATCGGCTGGAAACCGATAGAATAATTAATTAACAACACAACACAAAACAATATGACACAGCAAGACAAAGAACAACTGAAATTGGAAATTGACCACATCTTTGAAAGTGGTGCTAATGAAATACGATTTTTCGAAATGGTAGTAAACTTCATTGACAGCAGAAATGGAGCAAATAAAAATTTCGTTTTAGCCGATGTTGGCAGAAGTGCTAATACCGATGAATACACTAAAGGATACAGAGATGGTTGGCGTGATTGCTGTAAAGACCAAAAGGAATTTGGTTAGCATTTCTGCTAACGTGGTATTTACGAATGTTTAGATAAAATAGTATGATATAAAAAAATAAATCATGAGCAACCTAAAATTATATAACTACCAACAGAGGATAGTAGAATTCTGTAAAAAAGAACCGAAAGCTATTCTTTCGGTGGGCTGCGGGTTGGGCAAAACAGCCTCCGTCCTTCACTACATCAATGAAGCAAAACCAAAATCATGTATTATTATTGCACCCAAATTTGTAGCTAATCATGTGTGGAAGCAGGAGTGTATTAAATGGGGACTTCATGAATTACACGATAAGCTGGTTATTTGCTGGCACTACAATAAGAAGAAGAGGTTAGAGATTATCCGCGAAGCGTATGATAATAATAAGTATCTTATCGTTACACGAGATAATGTAGGCGATATTTCGGATATGAAATTGGAATTTGATTTGCTAGTGATGGATGAGCTTACGTCTTACAAGAACCATTACGCTGGCAGAAGCAAAGCTGTTTATAAGATTAACGCAAAGCAGAGAATAGGATTGACGGGTACGTTTATTACCAATTCAGCCATCGATATTTACGGTCAGTTGGTGGCGGTTGGTTTTGGCAATAATGCACCGCAAAAGGATATTAACAGGGGTTTTTATAGGTGGAGGGCGACGCATTTCAGGGATGTTTTGGCGGGTGCAGGATTGAAGTTTCAGAAGTGGCAAAATGTAACACCTCTTAAAGATATTATCGCACCGTATAAAAAAAATATCTTCACACTTGACAGTTCCGACTGGCTGGAAGTTCCAGAGGTTAGCTATATTCCTCATGTGATTGAATTGTCGGATCCTGAAATGAACGAGTATTTAAGGCTCAACACAATGTTGTCAGTACAGTTAAATGATGAGGTGATAGCGTTCACAGAGAATCAGAAGTTCGCAAAACTTCAAACACTGTGTAATGGTTTTGTGTATGTAGATGATGTTAAAACAGGCTTGCGTGAAGTGAAGCGAGGCGAACACTCAACGAAGCTGGATGAGGTAGTCGAGTTTGTTGCAAGGGCGGTATCGGAGGGTGAGCAGGTTTTACTGTTTTATGCTTTTATTGAAGAGCGTGAATGGATTTTAGAGAAGTTGAAAAAGGAGCATATAAAATTTGCTGACGTTAAGAGTAAAAATGCTATCAATAAGTGGAACAATAGAGATATAGAGGTTTTATTAGGTCATCCGGCAAGTTGCGGGCATGGGCTCAACCTGCATACCTCTGGCGCACGTATGATGGTCTGGAGCTCACTCACTTATGATGCTGAATTGTGGTCGCAAGGATGCGCAAGGCTTATCAGGCAAGGGCAGAAAAGGGGGGTGCAAATACATTCATTCATAGCGAAAAATACGGTTGAGGTGAAAAAATATAGCTCACTTCAAAATAAACAAGAATTATTGCAGGAATTTATTGATTTAACAAAATAGTCTTACGTTTTTAGTATTATTTAACACAATTAATTGGTCTTTTATTTTGGTATATCAAAAACATTCTGTATCTTTGTAGTGTTCAGTTAAACAAGTAGTAATAATCAAGAAAATGAAAGAAATTCAAAAGATATTAGTAGGAGGACAGGCACTAAGAAACTTAGGGAGTGACAGATATACAGAAGACGTTGATTTTCTGGTGAATGACAAAAGCACTACTGATGCATTCATAAATACAGTAGGTATCGACTATATCAATGCAAATGGTAACAAGTTTTTTAATGAGATATATAACATTGAAAAAGGAAATATACAGGCCACTCCGCGATCATTATTCGAATTGAAAGTATATGCATTTGTTCAGCATTGCCAGAACTTCAATTTCGCTAAAGCTGACAGTTGCGAATATGACCTTAAGTTTTTAGTCCGGAATTTCAATATTACAGAAAGTAAAATAGCAAGAAAATACATTACAAACGGTGAGTATTCAGAAATAGTAAAAATAGTTAGATC